GCAGGGGAAGTATAAGTGCCGCCCCCACCACCTCCTGAATAATAAACAGCAGTACCAGTTATAGAGAGTTCAGAACCATCTCCTCCATCACCCCCTTTAAAGGGGGATGTTAATGCTCCTCTTGAACCTGCCGCACCCGCACCGCCGCCACCACCTGCGGTATATGGAGATGAAGTAGTTCCATTTTGTCCACCTGCATTTCCTTGAGCAGATGTAGTTTCGTGTGGAGTTTGCTGACCTCCTGGAAGAGCAATTGCGGAACCTCCAGAAAGAGGTGAACCGTAGTCGGTTGCTCCAACACCACCTCCTGAACCCCCATTCAAAGAAGCTCCAACATAATTAGGCTGACCACTAGGTGCATTAGAGCCTCCTTTGCCACCACCTGATGATGTCACCCCATTAAATACAGAATTATCTCCTGCTGATTCCCCATTATCTGGAGCATTATTTGATTTTCCTTTTGTGCCTCCACCACCTACAGTTATAGAATAATCTGTTCCTGCAGTTACAGGCATTCCAGTTCCTGTTCTAAATCCACCTGCTCCACCTGCGCCAGATGACCCACCACCGCCTCCTGCTACAACAAGATAATCAACTTCTGTAACACCAGTAGGGCAAGTCCATGTAGAATTGCCTGTGAAGGTTTGTATTACTACAAATCCTTCTACACCTGCGGCCGCAGTAGAAAAATTAGAAAATAATAATTGATGTATTCCAGTCATTATGAAATATTCCCAGTAAGTACAGCTAAGTCTGCTGTATAACTAAACATAATACTTGCTACTCCATTTGCATCTAGTGTGTGCAAAGCAGTTGCTGCTAAATCCCCTGCTTTAACTGCATTAACAGCAGTACAAGCTAATGTGGCAGTGCAACCATTTACAGATATAATAGATATTATATCACCCACAGCAAACACACTTGTTGGTACAGTTATTATAACATTGGCTGAATTGACTGTAATTTGATTGCCAGCATCTCCTATTGCTAAAGTGTAATTGCCTGATATATTTTGACTTACAGGTATATCTCTTAAATTACCATCTTGGTCTGATACTGTAGAACTTCCAGTTATAGTATTTGTTACAGCTAATGTTCCACCTACTGAAGCATTACCACTAACATCAAGAGTTCCATCGGCTGATACATCGCTTAAGGAGGATTCTCCTGCTACGTTTAATATGCCAGTAGAGCTTATAGATACAATTGCATCTAAAGTTTTATTTGTTACAGTTGCTGTACCTGCTTCAGATACTAATGTAGAATCTGCACCTCTAGGAAGTAACATTGTATTAGTAATACCTGCTGAATGGTCTTGTGATTTTAATGTTTGACCATGTAAGTTACTTCTACAATTAAGTTTAATTTGTCCATCTGTAGAACCACCGCCTTTTATCTCAAATATTTTGGTAGCTGGGTCTACTGTTAAATTACCTGATGTGTTTGTTAGGTCTGCGTTTAAGTTTAATGATGCTGGGTTAGTACCTACCTCTACAATATCATTACTACTATCTTTTGTATAGAGTCTTTTATCAGCAGTATTGACTGCTAATTCTGCTCCTCCTACAGCATTAGTAATATCAGCAGTAGCTGGTGCTCCTGATGAATCTTTCTTTTTAGTTAAAATGGTTGTCATGAGTAAGTACCCCCTTCAATCGTACTTGATTCTGTTAGAACTGTGCTTCCTCCATCTTGTAGCACTCCTGTAAAATTTGCTGTTGCTGCGTCTAAAAATGCTATATCAGCATCATATCCTTGTACTGATACACCTATCATTGATTGTGTTAAAACATTACTAGCACTATGTTGTAAAACTCCTGTAAAGTTAGCAGTAGCATCAGAATAACTTACTCCCCCACCTGTAACTCCAGCAGAAGCTACTGACACACCAATGTCAGCACTTGTTAATACATTACTACCACTTTCTTGTAATATTCCTGTAAAGTTAGCTGTAGCATCAGAATAACTAATAGTAGATTGTGCTGTAACAAATTCTACATCTGTTTCACCAGAATTTACTGCAAGCACAAAGGTAGCATTACCAGAATAAGAAGGCAACAAAGCTACTCTAGCAGAAGCTACAGTAGTTGCACTTGTTCCACCTTCACTAATTGCTAATGGTAACTGTTCAAAAGTAGCAGTACCAGCACCACCAGTACCTCTAAAAAAAGCCATAATTATTCCTTAACAAAAAAACCCTCCGAAGAGGGTTATTATGTTTACCAATTTGGTCTACCTATAAAACAGGTATATGTAGCAGTTGCTAAATCAATAGCACCACCTGTATTGTTTTCTACTTGGAACTCTACTGTATCTGCTCCTGTAACTTGTGCAATAAGGTTTAAATCTTGTGCAGAACCACTTGTAGCGACTCCTAAAACCATATCTCCTAAATTAACACCAGATACTGTAACAGCAGTAACTTCTTCATTACCGTCTGCTACAGAGCCAAAATTAAAGTCATCTTTGATAGTCCAGGTATCAGAGAAAGCTCCCTGAAACTGTCTATGTTGTCCTCTTTTTACTGTAGCCATTATTCATCCTTATAAAGAAAAGGGTTGACTGCTAGAGCCAACCCTGTTATTAAAATTAAGCTGGAACAATAAGAGCAACAGCAGAAGTATCTCTTAGCTCGCCAGTACCATACAAGGTATCAGCAGTTAAGAGCGTACCTAAGTACTCTTGCTTGTATTGTGTTTGAACACGAACACCTAACTGCTCAACCAATACTCCAAACTCAGGATGGAACAATAAACATACTCTAGCAGCACCAGAACCATTAGTTGTGTCTACGTTGGTAGATACATATACTTTGATACCATATATGTCACCAATCTGACCATTTCTAATAGTGTTAGCATTACCAGCTTCACCTGTAAATGCTTGTTCTGTGAATCGTGATAGACCCATCATTACGTTTCTAGCTACAGGTGGGATAACAAAGTTACGATTATCCATAGGAACATCTTGATCGTCAAGACGCTGGATAGCTCTTCTAAATCCTGCATCAGTAATAGCACTTTCGTTATTACTAGCAGCTACATAGAATGTAGAACCATCACCACCTAGATAACCTTTGTCATAAGCAGCACTACCAGAACCAGACTGTGACTGTCTACCAAGGGCTAATACGTCTGAATCAATCCTTGTAGCTAGTGCATAACCAGCATCATCTGTGTAAAAACGTCTTAGTGAAGTCAATGCCTGTACTTCTGCAAAGTCTTCAATCAAACGGCTATACTCATAGTGTTGGTTGATTGTTACAGTCTTCTCTGTGCCAGACTCTTGAATCAAAGTAACTTCTGACTCAGCAGACTTGGTTGTAGCTGAACCTCTTGCTGGGGCTGGGAAGTGAACTACGTCACCTTTCTTGCCCTTCATGTTCATCTTTTTGATTAAGTTAGCAGCAACAAGATTCTTCTTGTAAGCTGCGATGATTTCATCCGACCAAACCTCAGGTATAAAACCTGCGGTATTGACTTCTGATTGTATTACATGATTAGTACCTAAACCCATTTTTCAATTCCTTTTCTAAAATATCATCCTCTGACTCTGCCTTCTCGATATGCCTTTTCTATTTCAGGCAACAAGGCTTCATACTTGTCAGGGTCACTGTTAATAAGATTTCTTATGTCAGAACGTCTAAAGATTTTCTTGGATGGTGCTTCTCCACTACCACTTGGTACAGTTGTAGTAGCACTTCTGATGTCTTGTGATCTAGCCTGTTTCTCCATTTCTACAGTTTTACTACCAATCTGTTTCTTTTCTTTCCATGTAGAAATAAGCTCATCAGCAGCATCATAATCATACCTACGATCAGCCCTAGCAAATAACTCTGCTCTTACTTTAGAATTACCTATCCAGTCTTGAAACCCTTGATCTTTTACAATCTCTGTAAAGTCTGGATGTTTTTCTTTCAGTGATGAAAGAGCTTTCGACCTTTGCATTTCTAGGGTTAGCTGTTCTGCTTCTCTAATCTTAGGATGATTTTGTATTGCATTGTCTACAGCCTGTTTAGGGTTAGCAAAAAAATCATCATCACTAGTTTCTTTGACTTCTGTTTGCTTTGCTTGCGGTTGACTTTGAACATAAGAATTAGCAACCCTACGAAGTTCTCCTAACTCTGTACCTTGTCTGCCTATTAATTTCTCAGCTTCCTGGTGCATAGCTATAACATCTTCAAGAGTTTTCTCCTTGTACTTCTCAGGAATCTCTGTTTTAACTTCTTCAGCTTTTACTTCTTCTTGCTGTGGTTCTTCTTTCTTATCTTCTACTTCTTCTACAAACTCAGCCACTATACTCTCCTGTGTCAGTTGACATTTTAGGAAAGACACTTTAAATGGGGGTCTAACCTTATCCCATACTACTATACTCTTGACCTATGCCCATCTTTCTCTCATACTTCATGTGACTTTCTCTGCGTCTAACCCATGCGTCAGCAGCAGTAGGAAAATCACCTGAACAACCCTCCAGGTCTATTCTTGGTTTACTGATTATGCGTTTTGCTTCAGTATCACAAGCAGGGCAGGTGGTTGTTTTTAACGAGTCATCAATGTATTGTTCAAATACATGATCATTATTACATTGAAACTCAAATATTCTTCTAGTCATTATGTGTTTGAATAACTCTGTTCTTCTTCTGCACACAAGTCTTCATATACTTTCTCAGACATATCCTTCAGTCCTAACATATACTTTAGTATATCTACTTGTCCTTTAGCAAAATGAAACTCTTCATTTGTTTCACAGTTCTGAACACTGTTGTATTCATCATACATCTTCTGTAAATCTTCTATAAGGTCTTTCCAACCCCTAGAAGACATCATTGCAAAACGGTTATCATAGTAATCTAATAATTTTTTATCCATTGGCACGTTTTTTGCTTTATTAATGCGTGATTATAGCATACTTTTTTGTAAAAGTCAAGTATTTCTTGATGCTTGTAGTTGTAATTCTGCAATTCGTGCTTTTGTATCAATATCTTTCTCTTTTAGAGCCACATTTGCTAGTTTTATACGTCTTTCAAACTCTTTTGTTGGGTCATCAGAGTCTCCTAAGTACTTAGAAGCACTAGCAGCTATCTTAGCCTGTGTTTCAGCAGGTTTTAACTGTGTTTCTACTGCTTCTCCTTGTGCTTTAGCCTGTTTTAGCTGTACATCAGCTTGTAAATCTGCTAATTCTAGCTGTGCTTTCTGTAATTGTAGCTGTACAGCAGCTTGTTGTGACTGTGCTTCCTGTGGATTAGGCTGCATCATCTGCTGTAGTTGCTGTATTAGCTGCTCTCTGTTGTTCAAACTAGAGTTTTCTATGATTGCAGACAGAACTAAAGGTACGATTGGTGACTCTGCACCTAATGTTTTCAGTAAATTCATAAACTGCATCTGCTCATGCTCTCTAGCTATGATACCTAGATTACTAGAAGGAGTAAATATAAAGTCTTGTGCAGGATATCTCTCTGGGTCAAACTGCATAAACCTGTGTGCAGACTTAGTTACAAAAGGTATTAAGAACTGCTCTTGGAAGTTTATCAGTGTTCTCTTGTTTTTCTTTATGATTGACGACAATGCTACAGATAATCCAGCTCCTTCTGCTGTAGTCATAGCTTGTAGTGATGAGCTATCTATTGTTCCTGTAGCCATAAGTAGCATATTCATAAAAGAAGTAGCAGTATTAATATTAGAACCATCGACTGAACCTATCTTAAATGGATAAAGAATCTCTGCTGGGTTACCATTCGTAAGAATAGTCTTACCAGGTTTTACCTCAAACCTAGCACCTCTAGGTAATCTGGTAGCATCCATAGCCATCATCGGTACTGTGGCTAGTGCTACGCTATCAAGGTGTGATCGTACCTGAGCATCAATAGCCTTTTGCATATTGTAGCCCTTCTCAGCAATACCACGACCCCAGAAACGATTAGGAACACTATCATTCTGGAAAGAAACGATAGGTCTATCTTTCATCATGTATGGTGACTCTTCTGCTTTGAGTAAATGCTGGTCATTTGCTATGACTACAATACCTTCTACTAGGTCGCTGTAGTCTGCTGCCTGAGTACCATACTCGTCTGCTTGCTTGTTAAATACTTCTTCAAACTTCTCTGAGTCGTCTTGATTATCTAACATATACTTTGGTATGAGTCCATAGTATCGTAGAATCTTAACTCTGTTTTCCTGATAATCAGATACTTCTTGTGATGGCTCTAAATCAGTCTCTACTGCATACTGAGATAGGTCTGGGACTGTCTCATAGACTCCTGACTCCATTGCTGACACTACAGAATGGATAGATACCAGTTCTTCAATAGCACAGCCTAGAGCTTCCTGTACGTTGCTTGCAGAGGGGTCTATTAAGAAGTTGTATGGTGTTATTGGTTTTAGTCCTACACAGAACCTTGTTTTCTCTTGTACACCTACTGCTGTGATACCCATCTCTACTACTGGTTGCATAGCTGGTATTAGCTCTTTCTTCTCGTATACAATGATCTCACCAATACCATTACCATAGATTGCAGACAACAAAATGATGTCAGATACTGCTTTTCTTACGTTACCCTTCTTGAAGTCCTCAAGCATCTGATTACGGATTAACTGAATATCAACCTTCTGTGGGTCTGCTAGGTTATCCGTAATATCAAAGAACTTCTCACCTCTACCAAACACAGCTTCTTCTATCTCTGCTGTGTGAGACTCTATTGCTTGTTGCAGTGCAGGAGTAATAATCTTGGCTCTTTCAGAATCTCTGGTTTTATCCGCAGCATCAAAGATGCCTCTGAAGAGTCTTTCATACTCTTGCCACTTGTCAAGGTAGTTTGTATCTCTGTGTACTTTCCATTGGTCACATTGACCTAGTACCCATGATACTAGAGGATTTACTGTGTAACTTTCATTATTCATATTGTTTTCCTAGGGTGGTAGACATAAGGGTATTGTTAATAGCCTGTTACTGTGTCTAGTGGTTCATATTCTTCTTCTTCGTAATACACGTTGTATTCTGGTATCTGTACTTGTTCTATGTATGATAGTGCATCTATTAGATCATCATGTACCTGTGGGTTAGGAAACTGAAGCAACTGATCTAAGAACTCACTATTCCATGAGCCTTTGTTCAAAGTTATCTTACCATGCTCAAACCTACCCTGTAGTGACCATGTAATCCTATCAATCTTTTTCTTGTTTCCATGAGTTACATCTTCTACTCTGAAGTAGGTGTTGTATTGACGCATCATGTCTGACAAGTAACCCATTACTGCATTTTTACCAATACCTTTTTCTATTCCTACACACAGAGGTTGAAAGTCTGTTACTGCCTGAAATATCTTAGAAGCAGTCTTCTTAATATCCCAGCGACCATGTTCTATGCTACGAACCCACCATCTGTCTTCATCTACTTTTACTATTGCTATAGCGGTTTGGTCTAGTCTTTTCTTTCTAGCAGTGTTAGCATGAGCTACGTCAGAGAATCCTGCAATATCACAAGCTATATACCATCTACCTCTTTCTGGTTCTTCTTCATCATACTGTATCCAGTCTTCTTTGAATAAACCACCACTAGCAGCTTCAAAAGAAGCCATAAACTCTTGTCTAAAAGCAAAGCTAGACATAGACTTTCTAGCTGCCTCTATCTCTTTAGGGTCTAATAAATCATTATCAAATGAGTTAAAATGCCATGCTTTGAACTCTTTATCACCACTGTCGTTAGCATAGTTGTATAAATCATAGAAATGATTTCTACCATAAGGAGTACCTATAAACAATGCAGAACCCTTCTGGTCAGCTAGTGCAGGTCTGATAATTGTCTCCCATACCTCTGACTTCATAGAGCCGTACTCATCCATCACGACAAACTTGAGAGATACTCCACGCATTGTCTCAGGTCTGTCAGCACCCTTCAATGATATGGTTGTACCATTAATGAGCTTAATCTGTAAATTATTAATATGACTAGACTCTACTACTGGATGACCCAGATCAAGCAGAGTAGACCACATCACATCCCTAGCCTGACTTTGAGTGTTGGCTATATACCACACATGACCTTTTTCTGTTTGAAGAGCATTCACAATTAATAACCATGCTGCTAACCTGGATTTACCAGTTCTTCTACCAGCTACAACAACTTTGAATCTAGTAGGGTCATTCCATACCTTTTGTTGCCATGATAATAACTTAACATCAAGTTCCATCAGAATCCTCTATCACTACTGGTTTTGGTTCTGCTGCTGATGATATGTTGATAGTTATTCCTTTATTTAGTTGCTTATCCTTTTCAAATACAGAAACAGGTAATGCACGATCTATTAATAATTTTAGTGCTGCCATCTGATGGGGATGCTCATCTGTCATGGCGATGTCAATTGTCTTTTTGAGAACCCTATCGCCATTCGTAATTAGCATCCTAGCCATAAGTTCTCTGATTTTTTGAGTCTCTTCTCGTTTTGAGACAAGAGAACTCTTTTTTCTCTTTGTCTTAAGAGCTACATACTCCATCTCTTTCTTTGAGGGTCTACCAGGTCTTCTCTTTACTTTTGTTCCTACTGGAGTAAGCTGTTTGGCTTTGGTAGCGTATGTTCTCTTCTTCTCTGGTTCTATTGAGCTTTGAGTAGAATCCTCTAACTCAGTCTCAATGTTCTGAGAATGTTCGATATCCATTGATTTTCCTATATTACTCATTATATAGATCAATATAGCTATAATGTTCGTAGTAATTCGTAGTAAGTATAATAAATAATTATTAATAATTAATTACTATGAACCTAAATGTTCAGTATGACTATATAGACTCTTTCTTCAAAAGCATAATTCTAGCATATTTTTTCTTATTTGTCAACTACTTTTTTTAGTGTCTGTGTGGGTTCAGCATAAATACAACACTACAGCCATACCCCTCCCCCCATCAGTGCAGATTGCACAATGTTAGTGCATAAGCAATTCCTGTGCCAATATAACCATTCAAACACCAGGGTAATTATGGCATGATAATTGCTAGTGTCAACTAAAGTTTACAGTTGTAGTTGTAAAGTTGGCATGATTCTTGCGTGTGTGTCAGTGTTGCACCACAATAGAACATTCAGCGACAGTATCGCACACTATCAGTGCAGCATCATACTTTAGTATATGTAATTGTTTTCATTAGGAATTACTACGTAAAATCATTAGGCTAAACTAAGTAAAATAATTACAATAAATTAAATAAATTAATTAGGTATTATTCATGATTTTTAGGATTATATTTGTTGCAACTACTAGCGTAATTTAGTATCCTAGTATTGACGCTATAGTAATAAAAGTTGTTTGTAAAATTCGTTAGTTGCTTAAAATTCCCGTGGGATTCGATAAGAGCAATCAAGACAATAATAAAGTATAGCGTACACTTTGAGCCTTACATACTTTGACATAGCCACGGGCAACGTGTAAAAGGAACCAAAGATTTCTCACAGTGATTATTGGATAACATGGCGTTAGCTATGGTTTTGGCGTTTGCGATATGCAATACAAAACATTAACATGACTAACACTAGCTATGTTATTCTCTAGTATATCTCTCAGGGTATACTAGTGAATAACATTGTATGAGGATATTATGAAACGTAGACAATACACTTATGAGCAATTAAGAAAGGTTGCTACAGAAGTTTATAAAGATAGTGGGTTTTGTACAGTAATTGCAACTGCTCTTAGTGCAAAGGTATCTTTTGGTAGAGCGTATCAGACTATGAAAGATAATCATAGGAAGCATAAACAAGGTGCTATTTTAAACGACTGTCTCAAAGCAATAGAATCTTTGAATTGCTCGATAACTGGTATATATACATATCATTGGAAAACATTTAATCAGACTGTTAAACTATTACCAAAAGATAAAATATACTTGATTAGTACCGATAAACACGTTAGTTGTGTTTTATATGGTAAAGTACAGGATTGGTTAAAGACTAATTCAAGGAAAAGAGTTAGAGTAGTTTATGAAGTAACAAGAAATTTTTAATTAGAAAGGGTAATATTATGACTTATAAAGTAGAACTAAATAATTATCATTTTAAATCATATAAAAACGGAGAATTTGCACCTACTCCAACTTTGTTTGAAAAAGGTGATTTGTCAATAACATTTGAGTATGACGGCACAAACGACATTTATATAATACCTAAGCATATTGTTGATACTTATAGAGAAGATGACGAATTGTTTTTGAATGATTTGATTGATGATTTTGAATGTGAATACAAATATTATATCGACGAATTACGCTCTAGCGATATTTGTATAGAACACATTACTGTAAAAAATTGTATTATTTAATTGATACATCGAGGACTCTTTAGAGAGTCCTCTATTGTATTAATTAAACAAAGGAGCATTTAAACGATGAGTAAGTTTTTAAAGTGTTTATTTTATGTAGTATTGGGGGTAATATTCTTATTGCCTGGAATACAATTTTAACTAAAGGAGCAGAAACAATGAAAACAAAAATTAAATGGGCTGTAAATGTAATTAGTTTGCTAGTTATGTCTGGACTTGTATTTTTTACAATGGGTGTAATGTTTAATGACCTACCCAATCCGTCAATGGGTTTGTATGATGTAATAACGTATTGTGCTATTATATTCATTGGTGGCACTCTAGCTGCAATTCATACGAAAGTATTAATACAAGATATATTTAAACTATTACCAGCTAATGATAAGGAGGGCGTTAAATGATTACTTATAAAGATTATAAACAAGTGTTTATTAATGCTGATTTCAAATTAACTAAGATGAATAATGCAAAACTAACTTTGCATCAAAGGCACACTCTTCCATTGATGAAGTTTGGAGAAGATGTATACCTTGTAGAACGCAACAAGAAAGGGGGTGTTTAAATGTCTAGGTGCTTAAGTTGTAATGTTATCCTTACAGCCTATGAGGACTCTATCAGATCATCCAATAATGATGAACTAATACAGCTTTGTCAATGTTGCCTACCTACTCCGGATGATAATTTTGGATTCTACGGCAACGAGGAACTGTTAGATATTAACGACAATGTACACTTAAGTGATACTTAAGTATAATTTACATTTATTAAAAAATATGGTATTACTATATAATTATTATTATGTATTATTATAATTATAATTATGATTATTATTACTATGTATTATAATAACTATGTAGTTCTCAATTGATGAGGAATTTATGAAAACTAAAAGTAAGTTTATAAGAAATCTTTCATGTTCTCAAATCGTGGAATGTTCTCAAGCTGGAAGCAGCAACGTTGGGGAATATGAAAAAGACGATGGTAGTAGTTATTATTTCTGCTACAAGTGCAATAAACCAATAAAACCGACTAAAACGGTCATAGAGAGCCGTCAGAGCGTTTCTACGGCTGAAGTGCTATCTATGCACCCGAAAGCACAGAAAGCTGCTGACGAGCCTGTATTCAAGCAACAGGGCATATTGGATAGAAACATCAAACAAAGCACTTTAGACAAGTATGGAGTAAAAATTACCCAGAATGGTGAACATTACTATCCATATGGCGAGGATGTACACAAGATTCGAGGGAAAAACAAAAACTTTCGATGGTTTGGTGAAGGCGAAAAGAATCCCTTGTTTGGTATGGACGTATATCCGGCTGGTTGCGCTAAGATCATCACAGTTGTTGAAGGCGAACTCGATGCCCTAGCAGGTTGTCAAATGCTAAGTGGGGATAATAAGTTACGTTTCCCAGTTGTATCGGTGCGTGATGGTTGTGCCAGTGCTATCAAGTCTTGCAAGGATGCTTACGAATACTTATCATCTTTTACGCAAATTGTGTTTTGTTTTGATAATGATGATGTAGGTCAGAAGGCACAACTTGAATGTGCAGAACTATTCCCAAATAAGGCTAAATTGATGAAGATGAGGAAGGGTTACAAAGATGCTTGCGACTATTCCTCAGACTCAGCATTTAAACACTTTACAGAGGATTGGTGGGCAAGTCAAATATTTATGCCTGATGGAATTGTAAAGGGTAAAGACTTAAAATCACTGGTGTTAGAGCCACTTCAAAAGTCTATAGCTATCTATCCGTATGGGTCACTAAATGATTTGACTGGTGGTATCAGGTCTAGCGAAATGGTGGTCATTACGGCAGGGTCAGGGTTGGGTAAGAGTCAGTTTCTACGAGAAATCGTATACAAGCTGTTAAAATCTACTGATGAAAACATTGGTTTATTGTTTTTGGAAGAATCAGTTAAGCGTACTGCGTTGAGCATTATGAGTTTGGATGCTATGAAGCCTTTACATCTTAACGAGACAGAAGCAACACAAGAGGAAAAGCAAGTTGCTTTTGATGCTACTTTAGGCACTGGCAGATTGTTTTTGTTTGATTCTTTTGGCTCTACTAGTGTTGATAACATCATCAATCGTGTACGTTACATGGCAAAAGCACTAGATTGTAAATTTATCTTCTTAGACCATATCTCGATAGTGGTATCAGATCAGCAGCAAGGCGATGAACGTAGAGCATTAGATGAAATAACCACAAAGTTAAGGATGCTATGCCAGGAGTGTGATATTACGTTGTTTGCTGTATCACATTTGCGTAGACCTACAGGGACAGGACATGAGGAAGGCAGTGTTACCTCTTTATCCCAGCTTAGAGGTTCTGGTGCAATCGGCCAGCTTAGTGATATGGTGCTTGGATTGGAAAGAAACAGTCAAGCTGACGATATAACAGAAAGACACACTACCAGAGTCAGAGTAATAAAAAATCGTTATTCAGGGTTGACAGGTAAGGCGTGTGCGTTATACTATGATCGTAACACTGGACGTATGAATGAAGTTTTTGAAGAAGATTTAGAGGAGGCTAAGTGATGGACGAGTTTGATTGGGAAGATGTAGACTTGGACGAGTATTATGAACACAACGAAAGATTAAGAGAATTAGAAAGGGGGCAGTAATGAGTCATATTGTAAATGATCAATTGATTGAAAAATGCTACAACGAAACTCTTGAAATGAGTGTGAATGACTTTTCCAACAAGTTAGCAGATTTAGGCTACACTTATGTTTTGAACGACTTAATCAAGAAAGTAGCAGCACAGAAGTATTACAACCTACCAGAGGGAGATTATCAAAATGACTAAGCTAGAAGAACTAGAGGCTAGAATACAGCACCTTGAAAACACACAAGTAAGGGTAATCAATAATGTTACATTTATACAACAAGCAATCCAAAAGCTCACAACAGTTGTTGACAAATTCCATGAATTGTGGTATTGTGGAGGAGATACTGACACAAAAGAGGACGAAAATGAGCAAACCGATAAGTCTAAGTGTCACTGAGAATAATAATGGAATTAAGACGTACCATGTATTATTTGACGACGGCACAATAAAATCACGCCTGGAGGGGCATAATGATTGGACAGATGAAAGACCTTGTATATCTGGATATAGAGACAACGATGTGTCACCAAAAGATACATCTGGTGGTAACAAACGCAAACGGAGTAATTAAATGCCACAGAGAACCACAAAGTCTAAAGAAAGAGATATGGGGAAAAATCTTAGTAGCTCACAACGGAATAGCATTCGACTTCCCAGTGCTGAACAAGGTGTGGGGTCTAAAGATCAAGCTACATCAGGTCTTGGACACTCTGGTATTAAGCAGATTGCTGAACCCAATGAGGACAAAACACAGCCTTGCAGCTTGGGGAGAAGATTTAGGATTCCGTAAAACAGAGTTCAACCAGTTCGATCAATACTCAGAAGAAATGAGACAATATTGTATTAACGATGTGAAGGTACTAGAAAGAGTGTATAACCAACTATTAAAGGAGAAAGAAAGTCATGGATTTGATGAAGAATCTGTACAGCTCGAACATGAAGTTTGCTCAGTTATCAGCAAACAAGTCAGCAGAGGCTTTAGGCTTGATGTCGAAGGCTGCGAAAGACTATGTGGAATTTTATCAGGACGAATGGAAGAAATATGTGAAAGACTACAGCAATCCTTTCAACCAATTGTTCACAGGCGAGTTTCAGAAAAAACAGGAAAGCAATTAAAGGACTCTATTGAAGTCTTTAACCCAGCAAGCAGACAGCAGATATCTAAGAGGTTACAAGGGATTGGATGGAAGCCAAAGAAGTACACAGAGAAAGGTTCAGTCATTGTCGATGAATCGGTTCTACGAGGAGTTAATATTCCAGAAGCAAAACTCATCTGTGAATATCTACTCTTACAGAAACGGCTTTCTCAAGTTACCTCTTGGATTGAAGCTGCTACAAACCAACACAGGGTTCATGGTAAGGTCATAACGAACGGAGCAGTAACAGGGCGTATGACTCACCATAGCCCGAACCTAGCACAAATACCATCAGTACATGCAGAATATGGCTCAGAATGTCGTGAGCAATGGGTTGTTGACCCAGGATATAAGCTGGTCGGTATTGATGCTAGTGGACTGGAGCTACGGATGTTAGCTCATTACATGGAAGACGAAGAGTATACAAAGGAGGTTGTGGATGGTGATATTCATACAAAGAACCAGTTAGCAGCAGGACTGGACACTAGAGCCAAAGCAAAGACTTTTATCTATGCTTTTCTGTATGGTGCAGGTGCTAAGAAGATAGGCAGTATTACAGGCACAAACGGAACAGTGATCATAGATAAGTTTATGAAAAACGTACCAGCCCTTGCAAAGTTGAAAGAAAAGATAGCTGTGAACTTAAGAAACAAAGGTTCACTACCAGGATTAGATGGTAGAAGGTTATTCATTCGTTCAGAACATGCAGCACTAAATACTTTACTGCAAGGTGCTGGTGCGGTGGTGATGAAGAAGGCTCTTGTTATCTTAAATAAGTACATAAAGCTACATGAATTAGATGCACACTTTGTAGCTAATGTACATGATGAATGGCAACTAGAAGTTAAGGAGGAAGAGGCGGAACTTGTGGGGCAACTTGGTGTCAAAGCAATTGTAGAAGCTGGTAAAGCTCTGCGTTTAAATTGCCCTTTGGATGGCGAGTATAAAGTAGGTGATAACTGGAAACAAACTCATTAAGGAGAATCTATGGATTATAAACAGTCGATTAAGTTAAATGCAAAGGTTATGTGGGCATTTCATAACAAGCCAAACAACCTATCAGAGAAGTATCAGATTGACTTGTGTGAACTCTCTGACGCTGCTGTAGAGGCGTTGCAGAATGATTTAGGAGTAGAAGCTAGAAACAAAGGTGACGAGAAGGGTAACTTTATTACCTGTAGGAGTGTTATGCCTTTGAAGATCGTTGATCTTGAAGGTAAGTCATTACAGGATGTTGCTATTGGTAATGGTTCTAGCGGAGTAGCTATCGTATCCTCTTATGATTGGAAGAGTAAGATGGGTAAAGGTACATCACCAACACTACAGAAGATGGTAATTA